CCAGTGTACGGATCCGTCCTCTTTGATGTCGGTATCTTCGGAACGGATGTCGAACCCGAAGGAGCATTGATCCACATCGCCGCGTTTAACCCGCTCGTACAGGTTCATAGCATCGGCATCGTTCGGATTGATGTCGATCTTCCCCCATAGGCCGTGCGAGTCTTCACGCAGCTCCAGCGTGTGCGCCTTTGTTCTTCCGAGTACGAGCGTCGTGTCGTGGTTCGTCAAAGCGCGGACATCATTTGCCAGCGTGTTAGAAAAAGCGCCGGGTGCGATGCTTTCGCTCATTCCTGCGCCTATTTCGTACGTACTATCAAAAACAGCGAAATACCCTTCAATCACAGGTGCTTCGCCGTCTTCTCTTGTTTTGAATTCTGTCGGGATTGCCCGGACTTGCCGTTTCCCGATTGCGATTGTATCCATTTTCTTCTCCATCGTTCATTCCTCCTGCATCAACTTGCTTTGTGCCCCGATCTTGTCGAGCGGGATATAGTTCTCAAGGATCCGCAACTCATCGAGGCCGTCAAGCGGCGGCATGCCGATCAGCTCGCGCACTTCGTTTCCGGTTGCGAGTCCCTTGTCGCTCATCCCTCCGTATACCTTGTAGATCGTGTCGATATCCCAGTCCATCAATGACCGGACATTGAATTTCAGATACCAGTTCGGCGAGCGGATCAGCTTCTTCGTCAGTTCCTGCTGAATCGCGATCGCAATCGGCCGGATCGTGTTCTGTACGAAGCTATTCCATGCATCTTTGTTGTATTCGCCGACGCCTAATAGGAAAGGCGGTACTCCGATCACCGCTGCCACCGTGCGCTTATCCAGCTGCACAGTGTCTGCAATCGCCAGATCATTCAGTGTGAGTGGCTTTATCTGCTCAACCTCGAATTGTTCTGCCGGAACCACCCACGGCGTCCCCGGCTCCTCCGGATGCACGTACTTTTCGAGGATCTTTGCTCTTTTCTTTGGATCTTGAAAATCCTCATTGAACGCATCGACCTTTATAATCACAGACGGTTTGAATTCTGACCGCATGAATGCGTTCGTTGTTTTCGTTGCCTGTTTCAAATTGTCGGCCACGTCTCTCAAAGAGACCATCACGCCCCGTCCTTTCCAGAGGTATGTTCTGTCCGGGTTGTACACAAAATGGCAGAGGCTTTCCGGTTTCTTTGCAATTCCGTCAATCGTGACAGTATAGTCCCTGTATCCGTCCGCCAAAAAGCCCACGCGCTCCGCTGCGATCGGTTCAAGACTCTCCAGATACCCCTTGTTTGTGTGTGGCATCACGACCGCGTTTCCGTCTCCGTATAGAATCAGCGTTTCCACGATTCCGGTCATCCACGTCGAGCGCGTCATATTCGGCATGGGATTTATGTCAATGATCCGCGACAATTCGTTCACGATTCGCACATCGCCGCTTTTTTCATTGCTCATTAGATGAATCGTCATGGATCCGATCAATTCCGCAATCCTTCGCGCCGCCGTCATAACTTCCGGCACCTGCGCAAGCGGAGTGTACCCCGGGATGCACAGCGTTTTGTACGCATCGTCCGTCAGAAGGAACCCGACGCTCACCTTTTCCCTTTATTCCTGTATCTTTCGGTTCTTCTTGCTCATTGTTCTATTCTCCGAACCATCCTTTCACAGCAGTGCGCTTTGCGCTGCCATCGATATGCCTTACACATGCAAAGACCGACGCATCGAATAAATCGATTCTCAGCGTCGGCTCCATCTTCTCGTATTGCACGGCATCGTCTGTCTTTTCGACTGCATGCACGTTCGAGACGCAGTATTCATATGCTTCCGAGTGCATATAGTAGAGCGCACCGTTTTTCGCTGCTCTTTCTATGTGCCGGAACCCTTGCGACTTCACATAAAAATATTGCGGCTGATCCACAATCTTGAATCCCGCCTTTTTCATCGCCGGGAAGTATTCTTCCCCGGCAAACTTCCGATCGTGTCCGACTTCAACGATTTTGAAGCCCATCTTTCGCATCATCTGAAACCAGTTCACAATGTCCGCCATGTTCACTGTTTCCTGATTGCAGAGCGTTATCCAGCCATCATCCGCCCAGCCAAAGAGCGGAATATTGTCTTTTTCTGCTTTTGCCGCTGCCTGCGTGACCGGAAAAAAGCCGTGTGTGATGATAATGTCTACGCCTTCATAGTTCCCGAACAAAGCCGCTGCCGTAAGATCATGCATGCGCGAGAGATCTGCGCCCCCGTACCACTCAATCGGCAGACTTGCAAGCTCCTGCAGACTCCATTTATATCTTTCGTCTGATCTTCTGAATTCCTCGATATCAAAATATGCTTTCAGCGCCGTTGTCCAGATGTTCAAGCTCCGCGAAAGGAAGTCTTTTCGCATCTGTGGATCATTCTGCGCCTGCAGCGCGTCTCTCATAATGTCTTCCGGCCTTATAATCACGCCATAGGACGGATTTGCCTTTTCATGTTCCTCCGCGCTTGTATAGTCCACATCACCGTTTTCGTCCGCGTCTGCTTTCGCTATAAACACAAAGAGAGAATCATCCTCGACAGCTCCCTCCAGTACCTTTTTCCCGTATTCCTGCCGCCTGTAGCAGAAGCTGTTCGCATTGTCTCCCGCCGTGCTTATGCCTATGCACAATTTGTTCGAGTACGCTTTCCCGGATTCTTTGAATCTTGTATACTGTGCCATCGTCACGGCGTGCAGCTCATCCACAATCTGTATATTGCTGTTCAGTGAATCGTGCCGCTTTGGATTCGCTGCCAGTGCTTCGATGTCTATTGAGCCGACCGGCTCCCCGGAATCGTCCCGGAATACGTAATTTACTGAATGCTCTGCGTTGTTGTCACGGATCCGGAAGTCTTCATCCATACCTCTATACCGGAGCGTGTACAGGATATCCTCGAAGGACTCCTGCGCCTGCTTCAGCGATGCCGCTGCGATATAGATCTTTGCGCCGCTTTTACGCTCCACAATGGAGAGTCCGAAGGCAAGCGCAGCCACATACATCGTCTTCCCGTTCTTCCGTGGCAAAAAAATGAACGCCTCTTTGTATCGGCGTTCATTTGTTCCCTTGTAATAAAATCCAGTCAAATTGTAGGCCACGAAGATCTGCCACGGCTGCAGCACGAGCGGCTTGTTCATGAGCGGCGTGCCGTCTGTTGCTTCGCCTTGTCTGTGAACCATCAGCTTTTCGATGATTCCGATCAGCAGATCTGCGTCTTTCGTCCGGAGCACAAGATCTTTTCGCTTCAGATCCTCGAGGAATCTCTTCCCGGCAAGGATCCGCTCTTTGTTCGCTTTTATCTTCCCGGATGTCAGCGCTTTCGCGTGATCGACCGCAATTTGCTTATATGATTTAGCCGCCAAGCTCGCTCAATGCTTCCGCGAGTGCGGATTGCTTTCTTCCTTTCATCGCCGCCTCATTTATCTTCTTCAATCCTGCCGGTGTAAGCCCCAGATCTCGCCAGTAAGAGAGCGCTTGCGCGTTCAGCTCCATCACGATCACGAGCGCCGGATTCTTCACGATATTCGTCGCGTTTCCCTTGTTTGTGTGCAGTACAACAGTTTTTCCGCCGGATTCTTCGAAGAGCCGCTGCGCCGCGTCTCTTTGCTCCATGATTCCGGCGAGTGTATCGATTACATGGTCGAAGTATGGCTTATAAGTATCAGCCTCCATGCATGCTTGCGTGATTCTCTTTTTCCATGTGTTCTTCTTCACACAGAACCGCCTTTTCTCCCGTGAATTCTTCCCATCTCGTTATGATTACGTCCACATAATGTGGATCAATCTCCATCAGTCTTGCTTTTCGTCCGAGCTGTTCTGCCGCAATCATGGTCGAGCCGCTGCCGCCAAAGTAATCCGCTACAATATCACCTTTTTGACTGCTATTCACGATAAACCGTGAAATCAGCTTGATCGGCTTCATCGTTGGATGCAGGTCGCATTTTCTTGGCTTATCGCAATATATCACAGAATCTTCTTTTGTCTGCTGCAGCGCCTTGAGTGCTTCCTTCAGTTCTTCTTTGGTCATTTTGTCGACCGGTGTTGTATCGTCAAAGACTGTGTTTCCGTATCCTCCGTAGAATTTGTGCTTTTTCGTCCATGTGTAGAAGATTGGCTCGTGCCTGTAGTCATAGTCAAGTCTTCCCATGCTGAATGTTGCGGAATTCTTAACCCAGATCAGATTATGCCGCACCTGCAGCCCCGCGTCCCTCATCATCATCATCATCATCAGTCCGGTCTCTCCGCCTTGCGGACTCGATACGTAATAGCTGCAGTCTTCTTTGCAATGTTCCCGGAGATTCTTCATGGCTGCCACAAGCATTTTATACAGTTCGTCCGTTTTTAGCGTGTCTCCGTATATGTTTTCTGTGATACCCTTCGAGCCGTTGTGTTCCTGCAGCAATTTGTTCTTGTCACCAATTGCCACACCATACGGCGGATCCGTAAAAACTAAGTCGGCCTTTACCCCCCCCCATGAGGATATCTGCATCATCGCCCGATGTTGCGTCTCCACACATAACCCGATGGTTTCCGCAGACCCAGACCTGACCCATCTTCACCCCGTGCGATTCAGCTTTTTCTGTATCGAACGTGTCTTCGATCACTTCATCCGGATCCACTTCCGGTTCTTCCTCAAAGCCGAATACGGACATATCAATGTTTTGAATGCCTTTCAGTTCCTCCGGCAGAATGTCAAAGTCCCATTCTGCCAGTTCGTTCGTTTTGTTGTCCGCGATTCGGAATGCCTTCACCTGTTCCGGCGTCAGATCGCTGGCGTCGATACACGGCACGGCATTCATTCCGAGTGCCTTTGCCGCTTTGTATCTTGTATGTCCCGCAATGATCACACCATCGCCATCGATTACGATCGGCACCCGGAATCCAAACTCTTCGATTGACGCAGCGACCGCCTCGACCGCCCGATCGTTCTTCCGTGGATTCCGTTCGTATGGCCGTATTTCTGACAACGATTTTTCGATGATTTTCATGCGTTTTTTATCCTTTTTTTCGCCTCGCGCGTGCGCGCGCGTCATTAGTAGCTTTTCCCCGGATCCCCTTCCGGCAAAATTTGCCGCTTGCTTGGAAAAAGC